AAAAATCAACAATTTTTAAAAGATTGGAAGGCCAAAGTTGGAGAACAAGAAGCAGACAGAATCAAGAATCTATCTAGCAAACGGGGCACTAGTATGCACAAATTCTTGGAACACTACGTGCAAGGAACTGGCTACGATGATCTTACAGAACTCGGACAGAAGGCGAAAGCCATGGCCAAGAAAGTTATTGATGTGGGGCTTACACCAGTTGAAGAGATTTATGGCTCGGAAGTTACATTGTATTATCCTGGGCTATACGCTGGGTCTACTGACTTGGTATGTGTTCACAACGGTATGGACACTGTTGTAGATTTTAAACAAGCTAACAGACCAAAGAGAGAAGACTGGATTGAAGATTACTTTATGCAGATTGGAGCCTATGCAATGGCACATGACTACGTCCATAAAAGTGAAATAAAACAAGGAGTTGTAATGATTTGCACTCCTGATTTATATTATCAGGAGTTTAAAATTTCAGGACCAGAGTTGCGTTCCTGGAAGCACAAGTTTCTCAAACGATTAGATATGTATCACGAATTAAAGTTTGATGAAAAAGAGGCGGTTGACATAAACTTGCCACAATTAGAAAAGGAGATGAAAAATGAATGATAAATTATTTATAACGATGCTGAAGAGATACGAAGCAGACATTGAAGATGCTCTATACAAGATAGAATGTATTAACGAGCATGGTTTAATTATACCTGAGCATACTGGTATCACTGATGAAGTTGACAAATTGTTACTAAAAGTTTCAGAGACCGAGGGAAAGCTGGCAGCATTGCGTCAACATTATGGCAAAAGAGAGGCAAAGACTGTACTATAAGAGATCTAAAAAGTTTAAAAATTTTTTAGAAAAAAAGTACAGAGTAAAAAGTGTCTTTTTGTCGTTTTGGTCTAGAAGTGTTGATTTTATTGACTTTAGGGTAGACAAATTAGGTGACAAATCATGTTTAGGTAGACAAATTATTTTGTCACTATACAGAAAGGCCTTCCGCGAAACGTTTCATTTTTGTCTCTGTAACTTAAAACTTTCTAGATCCCTTATAGAAAGCTGATATAAGGGGTTATGCCTAGGAAAAGAAGAAAAGCTATCGCCTCAATAACTCCCGACATACCTTATCCGAAAGTCCGAGTGGAGTGGATCGACTGTGTGAGCGATTCGGGCTGGGCTACTGAAAAAGAGTTTGATAAGATGAAGTTAGCACGACCAGTTAATGAAGGTTGGTTGTATTCCAAAGATAAAAAATCAATTAAATTATTTGCTTCTTACGATCGAGAAGACGACGGTAGTTTTACTTTTGGGGATCGGACGATGATTCCTCGTCAGTGGGTGAGGAAGATTCAGAAGATTTAGTTTTGTCTGGAGCAGCAATCAAAGCGTAGTCTTCTTCTGTTTGTTTAATTTCTCTGTCTAGCTCCTCTTTGGTCATGTCCTCAAGTTTCCCAGTTTTAATTAAAGATCTGTTTATGTATAATCCCTCAACTTGACCCCTAGATTTTTCAGCATTGTGAGCGGCAGACATATTACCTTTTTTAATGGCTAATTCTTTGATTCTATCTAATTGTGCTAAGTGATTTAGTTTAGTTACCTTATGTTTTTCTAACATTTCTTCCTCTAAATGTTCTATGTACTTAACCACTGACGGATGTATTTTAGGATTTGTTAATTCATAACCACTCCTATTATTTCTGTTAGAGCTATATCCTGCCATTTTTGCAGCTTCTGATTTACTCAAAGGTTTACCTGTTTCAGGATCCCCGTATACAAAAAGTTGTGCAAATCTTTTCTGCATGGACGTTAATGATCTCTTTATTGCCATGTTGACAATTTAAGGTAACATAGTTATAAAGTCAAGGTATGAAAGATGACAGAGGCGATCTAGACTTAACAAAACAAATCGAACAACTTCGACTAACCATTAAAATGTATCAGTCCATATTACGTGATGCACAAAAACAAATTTATCATTGGAAAACTTTTTGGTACGAAAGTCAAAGCAAGGAAAACTTGTTGCAAGGTTACAAAAAAGTGATAGAGAAGTTATCCAACAAGTTAAGACAAAAAAATTTATGAGAGTTCAAGACTTGCAATTATTTCTAAGTCAATTTACGAAAGGGTCTGACGCAATTAAGAATGCACAGATATACGTAGAAAGAGATGGAAAGTTGTATCAGATCAGACGAATGGAAGTGCATGAGCATAATGTTCCAATCATCGGTCAGCCAGGTCATACCGCACATAGATTAGTTTTAAAAACCGTAAAACCTTCAAGTCTTATCTTGCCCGATAAACTACAAAAAGACTATTAAGTAGATGACATTGTTACTTTTAAAAAGGCATGGCTCCAGAGCGAAAATTATATGAAAAACTTAAAAGGGTATCTAAGGATATCATCTGGACTAGAATTGAAAACCAAAGCCTATTTGGGACTCCTGATTTATTGGGCTATAATATTAATAGCACCTTTTTCACAATAGAACTTAAAGTTGCAAGTGGCAACAAAGCTCGCTTGTCCCCTCATCAAATTTCATTTCATATCCTACATCCCAAAAATTCTTTCGTGCTTGTGGAGTGGAAGGGTAAACACCTGTTGTTTGAAGGCAAGCAAACGCTTGCGCTTGTAGATTCTCCGTTGTCATCGCTTGATCCTATTGTTGATTCGCTTGAAGATTGTGTGAAGTATTTGTCTAGCTTGTAGGTTTATTCTTCATCTGCAACTAAAAAACCATCTGTGAGTATTTGATCCTCAACATATTTTTTTAATTCTTTTTTAGTTAATTTAGATAAAAAATCTTTTTCACCAAAATTATTTTTTTGATTTTTAAAATCATCGACAATCATACTTATTAATTTACTATGTAAATAATCTGCGTGAGCTATACAATAATTTAATTTATCTTTTTTCATCTTGCACCTCATACTCTAACCACCCACAACCCTCATCAACACCCATCATAAAATATTTGAGTTGCTCTTCGGTTTTAAATCGGTAGGTTTTCACATCATAAGGGTCTTTATCCGTCCCCCAAATGATAGTGACTTTCCTACGCTCATACGCCTGCGCTTTGTTCTTACTATCTCGATAGTCGTGTCCATCATCTCGTTGTGTCATTAATCTTCCTTTATGTAATATCTTTTTTTAATTAAATCTTCTAATACATTGTGAGCTTCCCAATTATAAATACCATTCCCTTGAATATTACCTTTAGTAGACTTTGGTTGTGGTTTTAAATATCCATAATCATCTTGTAGTGTATGGATAATTTCAGAAACTAAAGAATTTACTTCATCTGCATCTATTATTTCACCTACTTCTTCTCTATATATTTGTGTTACGTCAGTCATTTATCTAACTCCCCTATTCCTATTGTATTATCATCAATCATTTCTTGCGTTGCGCTCGGTTGTTGTTTATTTTCTACCCACACATTATGTCCTTCACCTGTGTATCTGCCCGCAATTTCAACGTGATTGATGTAAGTTCCTTTTTTACCACCTTCAACCCATTTTGTATTAGGGACATTCCAAACACCTTCATCTAAATTAAGTAACATTTCAGTATCGTGGTTAAAAAACAAAACTTGTTTTGTTTGTGGCATTTTTTTTAAATGTTTTATTAAATCTTTTACTTTCATATTATCCTTTCTGCTCGCTTGTCGCTTGAGCTTGTCGCTTGAGCTTGTCGCTTGAGCTTGTCGCTTGTTAGTTTTAAAATGGGGGCTTGTACAAATTTATTCTTAAAACCCCCATTTATTCGCACAAAATTAAACATCTTGCACAAATCCCGTTTGGTCCTTTAACGCTCTACCTTTAGCGTATAGACCTATAATAACATTTTTAGGGTCATTAAATCTTAAATCCGATTTATCCCCGTTAAAAACTCTATAATTTAAAAATCTTTTTGGAAGTTTTTTTGATCTAAAAACGGCTGAAATATTGCCGCCACGTTTTAATATGTCAAGCGCTTGCGCCTTGTTATCCTCGTTTAATGAATAAGTTAAATGGTAGTTTTTAGGATATTGTTTTTTAACATACTTTAATGCTCGCTTGTAAATTTTGGTATAATCATAAAACTTAACTTTTGGAAATTCATTATATAACCCGTGTATATTCCAATCTATGTCGCTTGTTCCGTTTAATCTTATAGCGGGTTTAAAACCTTTTTTCTTACATCTTAAAATATGTCTTTTTATTTCTGTTCTTATTTGATCTAAAAATGTTTCACGTTCTAAAAAATACCACTTCGTCTTATTAATACGACCTTGTTGAACTGAATTCATTTGACCCCGCCCCGCTTTATTTAAGCAGCTTGCCTTACAACCAATACTTGCCATTGCACAAACGTTGAAACCGCTTTCACGGGCGGGCGCTAAATATAGAATTGCGGTCATATATTTGTATTTTTGACCCTTAATTGTTTTGGCGTTGTTATCTATGTTTAATAACTTTTTAGATTTATATAATTTCATACTTTCATTTTTTAGGGGGCTATCATAACCCAATTGAAAGTGTGTATATCTTGATAGCTAAATTACACATCTAAGGGAAACCCCACTTTTAAGGACAATAAATTAAACAATTAATTGTCAATATCCTATATAATCCCTATTGACTATATTGTCAATAGTGATATAAAAAAAATATAAAGACATAAACAATAAATGAAAGTGAGGACATAATGAGTAAAACAAGTTATCCAACCAAATACCAAATCACTAAATTAGAAAAAAGAGTTGATGAGGAATTAGACCCTATTATCAATTTAGCTGAATTGGAACTAAAGGCGGTCTTAGCTGATGAAGTTGAAGTTGCTATGACTTATTTGGCTAAAAAAATAAAAGCTGATAAGGTTATTGATAATCTACAAAAAGCCGTTGAACAATTAGAGATTGCTCAGCGTCAAGCCGTGTCTTTTTTCGGCAAAGTTAAGGACGTTAAGTTAAGAGAAAAATTAAACTATAAGTTTAATAAAAAGGACAGGGATAATTATTATAGACATGATAGTTATGGACGTGGAATAACCCCTGAGGATTGTAGAGATCAGCTTAGAGAATGGGCGGAAGTTTTGGCGCAACAAAAAGTTGAGAATAAACCAGAAGGCAAGAAGTTAAAAGAACTTAAACTGTATAAAAAAGCGTCATTGCATAAAATATGGGAATGTGGCGTCCCTGAGCAATTAAGCAATAAATTGACTGAGATTTTATCTGGCGTCAATATTATATGGGATAAGTCCAAACAACTTAAATTGCAAAATAAAAATCTAAATTAACACTTGACACTCTATGAGGGATATTATAATAATATCCCTCATATAAAGATATAAACAAACAAATGAAAGTGAGGACAAATGACTGATATGTTTTTAGAGGTTGCTAAATCAATTCAAGATAGCGGTATGTCATCTAAGCGTTATGGGCGTTTATTTGCATTAAGAGATTTAATGACTGAAATAAATACAATGAAAGATAATCTTGATTTTACAAGCTATATTAAGATTAAAACATTAATAGAGGGTTCTATTAATAAGGTTAAGCAAGATATTAAAAACAATGAACAATTTGCTGACCCTTATTTAGACAAGATGTAATATGACAAAAAAACAAAAAATTTTGTTGGAGCGTCAATTATTTTTAAATGAAGTTAAAAAAAATAAAAAGACATGGAATAAATTTTTTAAAATATGTAAAAAATTTAAATTAAAACCAAATGAGTTATTTAAAGCAATAATATGAAAAAATCTAATTTAATTGCTATGGGCGTTGAAAGTGAAACAACCGCAATATTCGCTGATTTATTAGAGGATCAAACATTTAAAAAAATGGCATTTAAAGAATTAAAATCAAATAATGACATTTTTAAAAGTGTTAAAATATTAAGCGATTATGCTAATAAGTATTTAATATGATATTTGACTTAATATTAATAATAAGCGGTTATTTAGTATGTTATCTAATATTCAACCTAAAAAAGAACTAAAAAAACCCCGTAAGAAAAAAGATAATAGTAAAAAAACCGACTATTTTTCTAATTGCCGTTGTTGCGGTGAATATATACGGGGTGATTTTAGGTCTAATTTTGACAAAAGGTATTGCCAAGATTGCCTTT